CGCGGCGCCCGCTTCGGCTCGCTCAAGGCCGCGTTGCGGCGCACGTCCTCCTCGACGACGCGGCGGGCCGGCTGGTAGGCGTGCACGATCGACAGCGGATCGGCGACGGTGACGATGCCGCCATGCGCGTAGCAGCGGCCGTAGCGGTAGACCGCGACGTCGCCGGGCTGCGGCGCCGCAACCTCGCTGGCGCGATCGAACACGAAGCCGAGATAGCGCTCGCCGTCGCGATGCAGATGCCAGTCGGGCGGATAGGGCCGCGGCTCGAACGGCGGGCACAGTTTCAGATCGCAGAACACGCGCACGAGCAGCATGCCGCAATCGACGCCGGCGCCTTTCACATCCGCACAATTATGATAAGGCGTGCCGATCCATGATCGCGCCGCGGCGACCACGGCCGCGCGCTGATCGGCCTCGATTGTCATCAGAACGCATCCGAGACCGGCGGCACATAGGGGAAGCCGCGGAAGTTGGCCGCGTTGTTGAACTTGGCGGCGCAGGTCGACAGCGTGTGGTCGCAGCCGTAATAGGCGATGAAGGTGTCGCCCGGCGTGCACGGCTCCTCGAGCGGATAGATCAGCGTGAGCCAGGCGCCGCCCTGCGCGCCGCCAACCGTCGCGGTCACGCCGTCGTTTACGCCCGACGTGAAGGTGATGGTGCCCTGGGCAAAATTTGCCGATGCGACGGTCCAGTTGATCCGTGTCGCGGTCGAGCCCGCGCCGACGGCGCCGGCAAAGCCGAAATTGCTTTTGCTCAGCGTGCAGCCGGAATCATAGAGCTTGTGCAGGCAGGTCGGCTGGTAGACGTTGCGCGGCATGTAATTGTCGAGCAACACGAGATCGGAATTGACCGTGAACTTGGCGCTGGTGCGGCCGACCTGCTGGATCTGGCCCATGCGCCCCTTGAACAGGAGCACGGCGCCGACCACCGTGCCGCCGAGCTTGTCGGAAAAGAACACCCGGTAGCGGACGATCTCGCAGCCGTCGAACGCGCCCTCGCGCATCGCCTGCAGGAACGCGCCGCCGCCGGTGATCGTGTCGGTCGACAGCGCGGCCGCGGTGACTTGCTGCTGGTCGACATTGAGCCCGACCGCGGCCTTGTATTTGAGCCCCTCGATGCGGATCGAATTGGCGAGCGCGGAGAAGTGGTTGCCGTTGTAATCGGTGAACGCGAACGGCACGTCGATGCCGGTATAGCAGAGCACGTCGCCGCTCGGCTGTAGCGTGAACACGAACGCGTCGGCAAAGATCAGCTGCGCATCCGGGCTTGCGCGTGCGGCGTTGAGCAGATTGATCAGCGCAGTCGAGGCCGGCTTCATGGGTCAAGAACTCACCCGCCGAGCCAGCTCTTGACGCTGCGGAATTTCATGCTGTCGAGCTTCCACAGGTTCGACATGAATTCCTCGAAGTTCATCTGATCGTCGAGGAAGCGGCAATTGAAGGCGTAGGAGAAATCGGCCGAGACGACGACGCCGGCGCCGGGCGCCACGGTGAAGACAAGCGTGTTCGGCGTCGTCAGGCTGTAGCCGCCGCTCGATTGCACGACGCCGTTGAGATAGACGGCGGCGATGGCGGTGACCCAGCCGACCGGCTCGAAAAAACCGCCGAGCGAGCGGCCGAACTGAAACGAGGTGGTGGTGCCATCGCCGAGTCCGATGCCCTGGGCGGTGACCGTGTTGTCGTCGGGATCGGTGTAGAGAAACGTGCCGAACTGGCCCTGCAGCTGCAGGAAGAAACCCATCAGCGTCTGCAGGCTGTTGGCGGTCAGCGAGCCGAACAGCGTGGCCGAGGAGGTGAGCCCGTTATAGACCGCCTCGAACTCGTAGAGCGGATAGGCCATCAGCGCGACGCGCACCTCGCGGCCGGAGGCGTGCGCGGCGATGCGGGTGTTGAATTTCGGCAGCTTGTGCCGCGACCAGCCAAGACCGGCAAGCGACGGCAGCGACGGCGGTGTGGTCATCCTTCATCGCCCCGGCTCGCGCTCAGCGCAGCTTGCGCCGCAGGTTGTAGATCTCGCCCTCAAGCCCGCTCATCACGCCGCGGTGCAGCGCCATCATCTGGCCCATCTGATCGCGGTGGTCGGCGAGCAGGCCGCGCAGGTCGGAACGTGTGACGCCGCCGCCGCCCGCATAGGGACTGGACGCGCGCGCCGGCACGATCGTCTCGTTGGCGTGGATCAGCGCGAGGCCGCCGCGCTCGACATAGCCGCCGACCGCAAGCGACGGCACGGCGCCCAGCACCGCCGCCGACGAAGCGGCGGCAGGCCCGGCCGCAGCCGGCCCCATCGTCGGTGCCAGGAAGGCGAACACGCCCGCGAAGGTCTGCCCGGCATCGGCAACGATCGCCTTGATGGCGTTGCCGATCATCGCCAGCATGCCGGCGCTTGACGCGGCGCTTTCGGCGCCCTCGCGGACGGACGTGCCGGCCACCGTCGCCGTGGTCTTCGCCAGCTCGGTCGCCGCCCACTTGACCGCCAGCGTCTCGCACATCTCGATGAAGCGGATGATCATGTCGCCAAGCATCTTGCGCCAGGCTTGTTGCCACGTCGTGGTGCCGGCCAAGAGCCCGCGCAGCTGCGAGTTGAACTCGCTCTCCACGGTGCCGAGCATCGACTGCCATTGGGCAGCCTCATGCTTGAGCGAGTCCTGGACGATCTTGTCATGGTCGAGCCGCCACTTGTCATCCGCAGCGGTCTTCTGCTTCACGACCGCCTCGTAGTTTTTGCCTGCCGCCTTCAGCGCCGCGATTTCGGCGTCGTAGGCCGCATCCTCGCCCGCCTGCCGCGCATCGAGCTCCTGTAGAAGCGCGGCGGTTTCCTGCCCATACGTGATCTTGTATTGCGCGACCTCGCCGGCGAGCTGCTCCTTACGCAGCGCGTAGAAGTCATCGACGCGTTTGATCATTTCCTGATAGTGCGACTGCATCGCAGCGACCATCTGGGCGCCGTTTTCGTTGATAGCGGTCGCGTTCTGCCGCGTCATCGCGAGCATGGATTCCTGGGCGGCCTGCGAAATCGCAATGAGGTCCGCGGCCATCGCCGCGCCGGTCCCTGAGTGCGGCACCTGCGCGTTGAACGCCGCCTTCGCGGCATCGGCTATCGCGTTGATGTGCGCCTTGGCGGCATCGGCATCCTTTGTGATCTGATCGCTGCCGCTGTGGAAGTACTTTGCCAGATCGAGCATTGCCGGTGCCGCCAGCGCCGCGGCGATCTGCCATTGCTTGGTCGCCACCGCGATCGCGGCCGCAGCGCCGAGGATGTAGCCGAGATTGTCTTTAAGCTGGGCGAAGCTTGCGCCGACCTCGATGGCGAACAGTGACACATTGCGACCCACCTCTATGGTCGCGTTGCCGATGTCGTTCAAGTTGTCGCGGATTTCGTCGCCGTGGAACGACTCAACCCAGTTGGTTACGGACACCACCACGGCGTCGATCGCCGGCTTGACCGCCGTGAAGATGCGCGCGCCCAGGCTTTGCGCGGCCACGCCGAGCAGCGTCAGCTTCTCGTGCGTATCAGCCATTCCGGGAACCGCCTGCGCGAGTCCCTCCGATGCTTTTTGCACCTCTTGGGTGAGCCGCTGGAAGCCCTCGGCGCCCCGTAGCAGCGCTGGCATCATGTCGGCGATGCCGCGGCCGCCGACCGCCATGACGGCGTTTGTCAGGTTCAGCGACGGATTGAACCTTCCAACGGCGGCGGCGAGCTTGAGAAACCATTGATCGGCCGGCAGCCCGATGAGCTCGCGCGCATTGAGGCCCAGCACTTTGAGCGCTTGCGCCTGCGGATTGATGCCGTCGCGCGTCGACTTCTGAATCTGCAGCGACATGCGCTCGATGCCGGTGGACAGCGAGTCGACGTCGGTTCCGGTCAGCTTGGCGAAGCCGGAGAGCTGGACAACCTCATCGTTCGACAAGCCGAGAGTAGCCTCCGTGCGCTCGGTGTTGAGCCCGAGCTGGGCCATGCTCTCGACAAACGACTTGATGCCTTCGGCGCTGAAGGCGATTCCGAATGCTTCGGCGAGATGGGTGAGCGAGCTGCCGATGCTATTGACGGAGGTCCTGACCTTGTCGATACCATCGATCAGCGGCTGGATGTTGGCGCCGAAGGTGACTTGAACCGTGCCGGCCATCGCGCCTCACTTTGACGGCTTGAGGAACCGCAACGGGTCCTTGAACAGATCGTCGGTCTCGGCCTTGGCCTTGTCGAACGATCCGTCCGGCAGGTCGACCGGCTCGTGCTCGCGCTTGTAGCCAACCTGCGCGGCGAGGAGCCATCGTGGCGGCGGGCAGTCCTTCCAGGTATCGAACAGAGCGTCGATAAAATCAGGATCGAACTGATAAACCTCGGCGAGGGGCCGCCCGGTATCTACGACGAGCTGGGCGACGAGCTTGTCCCAGTAGCCTGGTTCTAACTGCTCGTCGCCAACGCTTCCCCCTCAGGCGGTCTCCGGCTGGCGCCTTGATCCACCACGATTGGCCATGCGGCGTGGAGATCCTCAAAGTCGATCGGCTGGTCGAGCAGCTCGTCGCGCGTAGCGCCGGGATAGAGCGGAAGAAGGCCCTGGCTCACCACGTCGACCATGGCGACGTAGCTGTCTTCGGGGATGTCGACTTTGACACCCGGCTTGGCGGCGATTGCCTGTTTGATCTCGTCGGGCGTCGCGCCCGCCGCGAGCCCGAGCGCCGCCAGAAGATGCTCTTGGATCAAGAGCACTTTGGGCACCAAGCCCGCGATCTTGATGCGATTGCGCAGCGGCAGCCGCGCCACGAAATACGCGCTGCCGGCGAGCGTGATGGTCGGCAGGCCTTCGGTTTCGGCTCCGTCTTTCAGCTTGAACGGCATCGGCGCTCCTTACGACAGGTCGCCGAACGACATGGTGCCGATATTCCCGGCGCCGTCGTCCATGATCTCGGCGTCGAACTCGGGGATCGACCAGTCGCTGGTCTTCGACGAGATCGCGAGCTTGTTGCTGGTCATCCGGTTGAGGATCAGGGTGTTGAACAGCCCCGAACGCGGATCGCGGCCGCGGAACACACCGGAAAAGTAGGGCGTGGGGCCGAGCTCCTGATTGGTGATGGCGATCTTCTGGCCGGGCGTGCTGCAGGTATAGGTGTAGCTGATCAGGACTGCGGCGCTCGCATCGGCCGCGGCGAACGTGTAGACGCCGGCCGAGACCGAATATTGTCCCTGCGTCGGCCCGGAGGCGACGAGCTCAAACGGCGTACCGCCGCTGGCGTAGGCAACTCCCTGGTCGGTGGCAAACGTGCCCGCATTCGGCGGCGTCGGCGTGATCGTGTAGGTGGACGAGCCCGGCACGGAATGGCTTTCCGCCGCCACCAGCGCCGTCTGCCCGACGGTCGGCGAGATGCCCCAGAAGATGCTGCTCAACAGCTGCCCGGAGATCACCGCCGACTTCGCCTTCAACGTCATCTTGGCTTCGCCGCGGGGAATGAACAGCGCGAATTGATTGCTGCCGTAGAGCGGCTTGGTGGTGAACGAGCAATCGAAATCGCAATTCTGCAGCACCGCGAATTCAAGCGGCGTCTGATTCGAGACGTCCTGCCGCGTGCCGTAAAGCCGGCCGGCGCCAAAGTTGCCGAGCGCGCGTGCTGCCATGATCTGCTCCTCGCATTAGGGGATGGTCCTGGCCAGGTGGGCCAAGTTTCAGGGTCAGGGATTGGTCCACGGCACCACGATCTCGAACGGGATCGCGGCGACGCCTTTGCCGTCTATGTCGCCGTTGTCGACGAACACCTCGCCGTGCGGCCACACATGGTCGACCAGGCCGCCGAGCGTCTGCAGACCGGTCTGAAGGTCGCTGCCGGTCGGCGCCACCGATGCGTCGACCGCGTCGAGCAGCGCGTTCATCGCGGTCCCCGGCACGTCGTTGGGGTCCATGCCGGACGAGATGTAGATGAAGACGTGATACTTGAGGGTCAGCAGGCCGAGGCTGCCTTCCCGCTCTCGGCTTTCGCCGGTCTTGAGCAACGCCAGAAACGGCATCTGCGTGGCGTTGACCTGGTCCCAGTGGATGAAGCGCTGGCTCGATGCCGTGAAGCCCGATGCTTGCTCGAGCAGAGCAAAGAGCGCCGCCTCGATCTGCGCACGCGTCGTCATACGGCGTCCTTGGCGACCGCCTCATCGACCGCGCTTTCCAGCGCCGTGGCGATCCGCGGCTTTAATTGATCGAAGGCGCCGTGGATGATGTTGCGCGCCGCATAGGTGCCGCCGGGATGTTTGACGCTGGCGGCGAAGCCGTCGCCGATCCGCAGCGCCTTCGCCTTGTCGGGCAGGATCTCGTGCGCGCCGGTCTTGCCGCCCCATTCGAACAGGTTGGCCGTCCGCGCGGAGGAAAAGACCCGCGCCGTGATGCTGTTCTTTCGCTGCCGCAGGCCGAGGCGGATGCGGCTGACGAACTTGCCGGTGCGGACCTGCAGCAGG